GACAATCATGGATAGAGACTTGGAATTCATTGAGATGGCAAAAGCGGCTGGAGTTTATGGCGAGGACTGGCACGACGAGATTCTGGAGTTCGCCTACATGGTGGCGAAAGCCGAGCAGGAGAAGGCCAATGAAAAAGCTTGATTACTACGCCAAGTATCAGGAATACCGCCGCGCCGCGGCCAGCAAGAAAAGCCGCGCCTACTACAACGAGATAGCCTGCATCTACCTTGCCAAATACATGGAGAAGTCATGAGAAGCTTCCTGCATTGGTCAATGCTAGTGGGAATGGCGCTCATCACCGCGGCAACGATATGGATATTGTTCTACCTCCTGTTCCTTTTCGAATAATGCTATACTCTGAACCATCAATTACTTGATGGATTCAAACATGGTGCAAGACGCTAACAAGCGGGAGCAGCCAAGCAATCTTGAGTTAGCGCCCGCTAACCACAGTCAAATATGGAAGTGGTATGTCTACGAGTTGGTAGACCCGCGCACCAATTCAGTCTTTTATGTCGGTAAAGGCAAGGGTGAACGTGTTCATCAACATGAGCGCGAAGCCGCCAAAGGGATATGCTCAGAAAAAACTAATAGAATTAACGAGATACTCTCTTTTGGACTTGAAATTGGCAAACGGAAGATTGCTTACTTCTGGAGTGAGCAAGACGCCTATGATTACGAGGCGGAAGTCATCGCTCAGTATGGGCTTGATAACCTGACCAATGCGATTCCGGGCGGAGGATCGCCGGCAAAGAGAGTGAAGGTTATCAAGGAGTATCGCGTAGAGACTTTGTCTGATTGGTTTGATCGTAACGAAGGAAAGTGCGAAGAGGTATTCGCCTGCTTTGCCGACTGGTTCCGGAGCGGCGGACACCTAACCAATAAGAAGATTAAGATTGAAGTCGTGGACAAAAGCATGTCCGTTCATTACAAGCTGACCGAGGCCATTTGTAACGCCATGCCGACGCTTTGGAAGTCGGTTCAGATTTGTGATCAGTCACTCAAGCGATTCGCTGATAGAATGAAGCCATATGGTATTGAGGTGATATATGGCTGCGCGTAAACGTAAGGTTGAACTCACGGATACGTGGAGAGATGGCATCCGCGTATCAAACGTGATGAAGCGTTTGTACGACCACTGCAATGGTGAAGTTGATATGTCCATGAGTCAGATCAATGCTGCCAAGATTATTTTGGGCAAGCTTGTTCCTGACTTGGCGCGAACAGAAGTATCGGGAACGCCGGGAGGCGCACCGATCAAGACTGAGGACGCCAGCTTCCAGAAGTTTCTGGAGGTCATGAAGAACGCCGAGCTACGCAAGCGGACCGGTGATTGATCTACTGACTGAGAGGGACTGGTCAGATCTCAGCGACTTCGACAAGGTCGCGTATCAAGCCCATGCGGAATGGGTGCAGGAAGCTCACCGGTATCAGATCCCGCCACCGCTCGAGCTTGATTACCACGTATGGATGATGCTGGCAGGCCGAGGTGCCGGCAAGACGCGCTCCGCTGCTGAGGCCTTGTGGTGGTGGGCATGGCTGATCAAAGACTGCAGGGCGCTTGTTCTAGCGCCTACCAGCAATGACTTGAAGTTCACCTGCTTCGAGGGGCAGTCAGGCCTGCTGGCCTGCATTCCCGAGCCTCTGATCGTCGATTACAACAAGCAGGATCATCACATCAAGCTGGTGAACGGCTCGAGCATTCGTGGGATATCAGCGGATTCTTATGAACGGCTGCGGGGGCCAAATCATCATATCGCTTGGTGCGATGAACTTGCTGCCTTTCAGTATTTGCAGGACGCATGGGACATGATGCAGTTCGGCCTTCGTCTTGGGAACAATCCTAAGGTCATAGTTACGACCACGCCGAGGCCGAAGGATCTGATCCTTGAGCTTGTGGGCAGGGAAGGCGATGACGTCATAATTGACAGGGCGTCGACCTATGAGAACGCCGACAACCTTGCCCCTACCTTCCGCAAGCAGCTTGAGCAATACCGCGGCACAAAGCTGTACCAGCAGGAGGTGATGGGCGAGATTGTTGATCTGGAGGATGGAAAGGTCATCGGTCGGGATATGTTCAAGCTCTGGCCGGCGGAGAAGCCCCTGCCGAAGTTCGAATACATCCTCCAATCCTACGACTGCGCATTCAGCGAGAAGGAACACAACGATCCGACCGCCTGCACGACATGGGGAATATTCAAGCCGATGGATGGCCCTATGTGCGCCCTGCTGATCGATTGCTGGTCTGACCATCTGACCTTCCCTCAACTGAAGTCGAAGGCGCTCGAGGAATACACGAACAGCTACGGCGAAGGCACGAAGGGCAAGCGGGTGGATCTGGTGCTGATTGAAGATAAGGCTGCCGGCATCTCGCTGATTCAGGAACTGAGGGCAGCGCACCTGCCTGTCCGCGGGTGGAACCCCGGCAAGGCTGACAAGATGCAGAGACTTCAGATCACTGCTTCGATCTTCTCGAGCGGTCGCGTATGGCTGCCGGAAAGTAGCCAACGGAAGGGATTTGTGCGAGACTGGTGTGAAGGTTTCCTGAGCCAGATCTGTTCGTTTCCGGACTCGACGCACGATGACTACGTTGACTCAGCAACACAAGCGATGCGATTCCTGAAGGATACGGGCTGGCTCGATATCAATCCGCCGCCGCCCGAAGATGATGACTATGACGATTATCTGCAGGAAATCGGCCATCAGAAGAAAGTGAATCCGTATGCGGCCTGATCGGAGCATCCAATGAGTGACATGAAGATCCCGAAGGGGAAGATCGGCATCGCCAAGTCTATTGCCGACATGGCAAAAGAATTGATGCAGAAGAAAGCCGCCGTGCTGCCAAAAGAGGAGGCTGAAGCCAATCTTCGGAGGATGCTTGATCAGAGTAAGGTTCAGCAGCGCCTATACCACGGCACAACCGCGACTGAAGGCGGCAAAGGCGATGAGGCCATCAGGCGCATCAAGTCCAGCAAGGAAGGTGCGCTAGGATCTGGTTCGTATTTAACGCCTCAACCTGATAGGGCAAACTTATACACTCGGTCTTCACGGCCTGATGCTGGTGGCAATGTCTTGCCTGTCTACGCGCAGATCAAGAACCCTCTCATTCTTGATGGACCCAGTAACCGCGACCCGATGATTGAGGCGCTGACCAAGCTAGGCATGGATGAGCAGAAAGCCTCGCGCATGGTTGAGCGGGCTTACGAGAACAAGGGCTACATCGGCAAGGAGGTTGAGTCACGCGCCCGCGCCGCAGGTTACGACGGTCTGATGCAATACCGCGATGGTGAGTTGGCCGAGGTCGTCTCCTACAATCCGAACGCTATCAAGAGCGCCATCGGTAACGTAGGCACTTACGACACCAGCGTTCCGGAATTGAGCAAAGCGCATGGCGGCGCAGTCCGTAAGGCTGAAGGCGGTGCGGCGACTTCGAACGAAGCCATGCTGCGCAGAAGCAGAAGGACTTCGAAATACAGCAGGGACGTTGATTGGCTCGACGCTGAAACTCTTCCCGAAGAGCAGCCGCCAGCAGAGATGAGGGCGTATGAGCCAACAACCCGTCAGCGTCTTGGTGAGTCCGCTGAGAGGGCGCTAAGAAAGGTATCGCCTGCGCCAAGGGCTAGAGCTATTGCCGATCTGTTGACCGGTGGGCGTGAGGGCGCGATGCTAAGTGCTGCCGATTTCGTGCCATTCCTCGGCACCGGCATGGCTGTTGAAGAGATTGCCCCTCATGTGACGGGTGCGCTCTCGAAAGGGAATATTGGAGAGGCTGCGCTGTATGGCGGCCTTGGTATTGCTGCCGCTATACCCGGAATCCCCGGCACATTAAAGGCCGCTAAAGCCGCAGGCAAAGCAATCGCCCCGAAGGCTGGAGAGCTTGCCGAGCAATACATGATGCGCACAGGCATGGCGCTGCCCATCATCAAAGAGGGCGGTGGCAACTGGATGGCTGGAGATGTTGAGCGGGGGCTGTCGGGTTTAAAACAAAACAATAGATTGAATTCCACCAAAAACCCACAAGAAGCTATGGTCGAAATAAGGACTACATATCCTCCAGAAGTTCTTTCCCGTATGTCTCCAGAAACGCAGCAAGAGGTTAAGGCTATTATTAAGGAACTTGAGTACAAGATTTTTCTGAATCAATTCGTAGACAAGCAGATTGCCAATTACGTCAAGAACCAGATGGGGACGAAGGACGATCCTATCCGACTTGCTGCTGATGCATGGCCCGCGCAGAAGGCAAAGCTGTTAGCTGAGAAGCAGGTTCAGATAGACAAAGCCACTGCCGATATGGAGAAGGCTCGTCAGTCTCGTGGGTTTACCCCGGAGATGATGACTCGCTCACAGGCGCGTATTCGTGCGCTGGAGAAGGAGCGGGAGTTGATTGAGCGCAGGGTTGGACTTCACTATGAGCCGGGAAGTGCGGCTGTCGCCTCATATAAAGCAAGGCAGCAAGCGGGATTCCCCGTAGACCCAGTATCAACAACCCCATATGGTCAGGCTTGGGAAAATATATCAGACGTCGCAATTGAGGGCGCTCCATATCGTATGCGCTTGCCTATGGTTACTCCAGAAACTGCGCCAGATGCGCTTCGTGAGCTAGGTGGAGAGTTTGCTGTTAAGAATCCAAATGCAATGGCTTATTCAATTAAGGGTGGCAACTTAAATGATGTTGTTTTGGGTAGGAATCTTGGCTTTGACCACATGATGGATGAGATGCGTAACGCCACAAACATCGAATCTGGTCTGCCAAAAGAACTGCTGATTGACCCGAAGAACTTATCGAAGTGGACGATGCCGCAGGTTACCGAGCACGTTGATAAGATAAACGCATGGCGTGCTTCGCAGAAGGCTGAGGCTGACCTTGTTCGCGCTAATAACGCCGCGACAGTCCTCCACAAAGACTACCCAGAGAAGGGTATGAGATGGGTAGAGTTGAAGACGCCTGAGGCTACGTTGCCGGAAGGTGCAACATGGGAAGAATACGCCGGTAATCAAAGGCTTTTTGGCCCAAGCGGGGAGTCTCTTAGCATGGGTGCAACAAAAGAAGAGGCAATGCGTCTGTTAAATCGTCAGGAGCGTGAAGGCACCCTTGCTGACGCCCTGAAATACGAAGGGGAGCAGTTGCAGCATTGCGTCGGCGGATACTGCGATGACGTTACATCTGGCAGGAGCCGCATCTTTTCATTGCGTGATGCCAAGGGTAATCCTCATGCGACGGTGGAGGTAAAGCCATCACAAACTCTTACGCCAGAAAAAAGAGAATCTCAGATTGGCTTTCTCGTTCAGAGACTATTAGGTGAGGGTATGTCTGAAGAAAATGCGCTTCGGCAAGCGGCGAAGTTGTATCCAAAATCAGAGACTATGCAAAGCATTGCCCAAATAAAAGGCAAAGGTAACGCAGCCCCAAGTGAAGAGTATTTGCCCTATGTTCAAGACTTCGTAAGGTCAGGCGAGTGGAATAAGGTTGGAGATTTGAAGAATACTGGATTGATGAAGAAAAGTGATTATATTGATGAATTCACTCCTAGCCAGTTGGACTCAATTGGCTCTGGCGAATATGTAACTAAGCAAGAGTTGGATTCGCTGAGGTTGCCGCCTGAAGGTGGCATGAAGCGCGGCGGCAAGGTGAGGAAGCCCATCTCCCTCGATGCGATGCGGCTGGCTGTTGGTGGAATGGCTGAAGGTGGAATCAAACTGACAAGGGCTGGCATTGCTAGGCGATCTATCGAAGAGGCGAAGAGACTTTACGAGATTGCAAAAAAAGATAGATCAAAAGAAGCTCAATTTACTGCAGGACTTTATCACCCGATTGGTGGTGGCGTGAAGCTTTCGAGACCGACCGAATTGATGACCGCTAATATCGTCGAAGATCCATCGGTCAAGGTTGCGCCTCGAAAGATCATCACACTAGAAGACCTGCAGGGAGGCGTGGCAATCCCTCTGGTTGGCGACAGGGCCGCCGCTGGTCGCATCCTGCAGGAAGTTGAAGGGCAGAGACTCAAGACGCCCGTAAATCTGCAGGGCGGGCCGGGATTCATGCAGACGCATACGTTCGAGGGTCAGCCTGAGAAGAGCGCGGCATGGGCGTCCGGTCAAGGGATAATCTCCCGTTTGAGTGGTTTGGCAAGGGATGCCGCGGAAAAGTCCGGAACCGATAAGGTATTCGCGCCATACATTTCAATGTCCCCGACTGGTGTTGACTTCAATACGATGGTTTCTAATGCCGTGCTGGGTCAATATGATCCGGCGGCTTTGACTAAGAAGGCGAAGAAAGAATTTCTGAGGGATGTTCGCAATTACGTTCCTGATACCAAAAAACCGCACATCAAGCCGGGTTCTGTATTGACGGAGGCGGACTTGAATGACGTTGATGCGCTTAGGGCGAAGATGCTTTCTCCGGACGCCGGCCCTCTCAGAAAGGTTTTTGTTGGGCGTATGGGCGCCAAGAAATTTCAGGATCAAGGATTTCCTAATATCGCTGCCACCAGAAAAGCAGTTACAGAGCCGGAACTGTTGCATGAAGATGTTGGCTCGACCGGCTACAACATTGCGAGAATCGACCCGGAGGGCAGGATTGTTGAGTCCCCGTTGATTCCGCATGAGACGTATCCCGTTCAGCTTCGTGGCGAATACTTTGGATCACTTGAGCAGCCGATTTCTTACAGAGAATTTTTCCCCGGCTTTACTGAATCTCAAAGATTGAGCGGTAAGCCGGAGGCATACGATTGGTACACATTTGGCAAGCAGTTGCCTATTCAAACTCTTGATCAAGAGTGGCTGGATAGCATTATGAAAGGGACAATGAAGCCGCGGGAATGGAAGGCTGGCGGAGTCGTCAAGAAGGCTGGCGGCGGCATTTTGAAATCTTTGAATGCCATGAGGGCGTTCGTTGAGGCGGGCAAGAAAGCCAAGCTTGCGGAGAAATCTAGGGAAGCTGCTGCCAAAGGCGAAGTTTATATTCCTGACGAAGAAGCCAAGAAAGCAATGCGTGAGGCGCTGCAGCCGGGTATGCCTGATAAGCCTGAAGGATTCGCTGATGGTGGTGCCGCCACAGTCAATGAAGCGATGCTGCGGCGTGAGCGTAGACTTGGAAAGGTTGATCGACCCGTATCAATTTCGCCTAAACAGCTTGCTCGCGGATGGGCTGCAGGAACGATTGGCCTCCCCGGAGACATTGAATCGCTTGGTAGGGCTTTTATTCCCGGCGTGAGTGATGAGACTTTCTTACCCACAAGCGAGCAGATGCTGAAGAAGATTCCGGGCGCTGCTGATGATGAGGTCGGCCAGAGGGCGGCTCAGGTTGGTACGCTATTCGGTGGCGCTGGTGCCGGACGGATTGCCAACGCAATCAGATATCTCCCAACTGACGTTATGAGGGCCGCTATGGATGCCTACGGCCCGCAGGCGACTGCCTCTCATGTCATAAAGCCGAAGGGTGGTAACTGGCTGGCTGGTGGCGTTGAAGACAGATTGAAAGGGCTTAAACGATTCAGCGCCATAAACTTTGGTGGCGGAAGGACTAACGAGAACGAAGTCAGCGCGTTGAATAACTGGATTGATAAGCAGCTAACGCGATACGTCAAAAACGATATGGGAACTCCTGAGGACCCTATCAGAGCTTTGGCTGAGAAGGGTAATATCCACTTCAATCCCACTGCGGTTAATGATCCGTCTCCGTCGAATCTTATGGCGAAGAGAGTTGGTGCTGGAATGCCAGCAAAGGGAATGGGGCAAAGCGAGGCTGCAAAGAATTGGGAAGACATCACCGATAGGTCAATCAAGCCTGCATCGGCAGGCTCTTATGTCCACGGCTCCCTTGATGAAGATATCGTCGCCCAAAACCCTTGGCTGAAGAAAGTCGATCCTGAAGCCGAGGTCTACTACGCTACAGGCTTGCCAAGGGATGTTCACTTTGACCACTTGGTTGATGAGCTTAAAAACGCCATTAACCCGCGATCAGGCTTACCAAAAGAGCTTCAGTTGAGGCCGGAATCTTTGGATAGGCTGTCAGTCCAGCAGGCTGTTGAGCGAGTGGCAAAGATCAATGAATGGAGGGCGGCGCAGAAGGCCGAGGCTGATCTTGTTAGGGCGAACAATCCAGCGACCGTTACGTTCAAGGAATATCCTGAAGGTTATCGGTGGGCAGAACTGAAGACGCCTGAATATACGGTTGATACTTTACCTAAAAGGTATTCCATTCGTGAAAGGGAAAATAACCAAGGAGGAAAATATTATTCAGTTAGAGACACTGAGGATAGAGGTTGGGAAATTGGTGGAGGAATGACTCCGGAGAAAGCAATAAAAAATAGCGGTAAAAGAATTGAATCAAACTACCTTGAAGACGCACTCAAATACGAAGGTGAGCAGATGGGCCACTGTGTTGGTGGTTACTGCCCTGACGTTGAGGAAGGCCGCTCACGTATTTACAGTCTGCGTGACGCAAAGGGCCAGCCGCATGTGACGATTGAAGTTGCTCCTAAAAGTTTTGAGGAAATGTGGAGTAATTTATCAAAGGATGAGCAGGCTATTGTTCATAGCAAAGCCTCTAGCTGGGCAAGTGATGAAGAGTTGAAAGATATATCAAAAAATTATTTTTCTGATAAATTTAAAGATGTAAATAATATTGTTCAAATTAAAGGCAAAGGAAACAAAAAACCTGCCGACAAATACCTGCCGTTCGTTCAGGACTTTGTAAGGTCCGGCGAATGGAGTGATATTGGTGATTTTCAAAATACCGGATTGGTGAGAATTGATACAGAAAGTGATCTGGCCGCAAAAATAAAAGCGGCTGGAGCGGAAGCGCAGAATTATGTAACGCAAGACGAATTGACGAACCTGCTGAAGCAATATGGTGATCCAAACAACATGAAAAATGGCGGTAGAGTAAAATCCGCTCCATCACTGGACGCCATGCGTCTTGCCACACTGAATAAACAGAGGAAGCGCAAATATGGCTGAGATGCCCATTGACCCTGAATTCGGACGCTTTGTTGAGGGCGTTCCCGGTGAAACCCCTGAAGATGAGATCGTAGAGTTCGAGCTTCCGGAAGACGATACCGGCATCGAAGAGCTTCCCGATGGCTCCGCGGTAGTCACCCTCGACAAGAAGTTCTCCGGCCCCGAAGAAAACGAGGATTTCTACTCCAATCTGGCCGAAACTCTTGATGAATTCAAGCTCAATGAGGTGGCAACTCGGTATCTCGAACTGATTGAAGGCGACAGAGAAGACCGATCAGAGCGCGACAAGCAGTATGAAGAGGGGCTGAGGCGCACCGGCATGGGTAATGATGCTCCCGGAGGCGCTACCTTTGCCGGCGCATCCAAGGTTGTGCATCCGATCATGGCTGAAGCCTGCGTTGACTTCGCCTCCCGCGCCTGCAAGGAGATGTTCCCGCCCGATGGCCCGACCAGAACGAACATTCTGGGTGAGGTCACTGAGGAAAAAGAGGAAATTGCCGAGCGCAAGCGCGACTACATGAACTGGCAGTTGACGGAACAGATCGAAGAGTTCCGCGATGAGCAGGAGCAGATGCTGACCCAGCTTCCGTTGGGCGGATCTCAGTTCATGAAGATCTATTGGGACGACAAGAAGAAGCGCCCCTGCGCTGAATTCGTGGCAATCGACAACATTCTGCTGCCGTTTTCTGCCGCAAACTTCTACACCTCGCCGCGAGTTACTGAGCAGCATGACATTTCCGATTGGGAATTCAACAATCGCATCGAGAGCGGGCTGTATAAGGACATCACCCTGATTCGGGCAACGATGAATCCCGATCCGACGAAGGCTGAAAAAGCCAACGAGAAGATCGAGGGTAAGAAAGCCGAGTCAACCGAAGACGGAATTCGCCGCGTCTATCACGTTTACGCTTGGCTTGAGATTGAAGACGATACCGAGGCTGATGGAAAGTCAGCGCCTTACATCCTGATGATCGATGAGCTTGACCGTGAAGTGGTTGGCCTGTATCGAAATTGGGAAGAGGGCGATGAGACGATGACCAAGCTTGATTGGATCGTCGAATTCAAGTTCATTCCTTGGAGGGGCGCATATGCAATCGGTCTTCCGCATCTCATTGGCGGTCTGTCTGCTGCCCTTACTGGCTCTCTTCGTGCTTTGCTGGATAGCGCTCACATCAATAACGCTGCGACTATGCTCAAGCTCAAAGGGGCTAAGATTTCCGGGCAGTCTCAGCAGGTAGATGTGACGCAGGTTGCGGAAATTGAAGGCGCTCCGGGCGTTGATGACATCCGCAAGATCGCCATGCCGTTCCCGTTCAATCCGCCCAGCCCTGTTTTGTTCCAACTTTTGGGCTGGCTGTCGAGCGCCGCCAAGGGTGTTGTCACGACATCCGAGGAAAAGATCGCAGATATCACCAGCAATGCACCTGTAGGCACGACGCAGGCCTTGATCGAGCAGGGCGCGACAGTATTTTCGTCAATCCACGCTCGGATGCACAATTCTCAGCGCCGTGTGCTGATGATTCTGCAGCGTTTGAACCGCTGGTATCTGGATGAGCAGAAGAAAGGCGACGTTGTTGCTGAACTTCCGATCAAAAAGGATGATTTCAAGCGCAATGGCGACGTCATTCCCGTCTCTGATCCGCACATCTTCAGTGAAACGCAGAGAATGGCGCAGATTCAGGCTGTTTTGGCGCTTTCGGACAAGAATCCGCAGCTTTTCAACCGCCGAGCGGTGGTTGCTAGGGCTTTGAAGCAGATGAAGGTGCCGAATATTCAGGAATTGATGCCGGAATACAGCAAGCCTATTGAAATGCATTCCGCGGATGAAAATGCCGCGATGTCTATGGGCCGAGTGGCTGTTGCATACCCTCGCCAAGACCATCTGGCGCACATCGTCTCGCATCTGGCGTTCGCTCAAGACCCTGTGATGGGTATGAATCCTATCATTGCTCCTCAGTTCATCCCGAAAGTGCTGGAGCATGTGAAGCAGCACATGATGCTTTGGTACACCCAGAGCATGAGGCAGTATGCGTTGAGTAATTCGGATCTGAAGAACAAGAAATACGAGGGTACGAAACTGGCTCCGGAGATCGACAGGGCTATGGCTGCCGCATCTGGCCATGTTGCGCTGGATATTCAGGAGAAATTCGCTCAATTTACGCCCGTCCTGCAAAAGCTCCTGCAGGTCATGCAGCAGATGCAGCAGAGACAGCCGAATGTGCCGCTCACGCCTGATGCCAGAGCGGTTCTCGAGTCTTCGATGGCTGAGACGCAACGCAGAGCGCAGCGTGATCAGGGTGAACTGGCGCTGAAGGCTCAGAAACAGCAGCAGGACGCAAAAGATAGCGCGGATGATCGGGAAGTGAAGGTTGTGATGAATACCGAGAACAACCTGACCAAAGAGCGCATGGATACTTTGGGATTGACGCTTGAGGCGGCAAGACTGAAAAAGGAGCAGGGAGAGTCTGTTGTGGCCCTGCAAAACGCAGTGCAACGTGGTTTGACCCAATAAGGAGGCATTATGTCTGATCAAGAGAAAAGCGCGGCAGTCCCGCAACATCACCGGCTGGCGCAAGGTGCGACTGACGGTAAGTCGATCCCGCAACCTGAACTGCCGACCGGCAAGGGGGTGGAAAAGAGCAACGCTTAATCTATGCGCTACGTAGAAGACTTCATAGGCGTAATCAAGGTAAGGCAGGCTGAAATTGCCTCCTCTCTGACTGCGGGTAACGCGGTCAATTTTGAGACTTACCAACGCCTTGTGGGTCAATTTCAGGGGCTGCAAGAAGCCCTAAATATCCTTGATAACTTGTTAAAGGAAGAAGATGAGCAATAGTCCGGTAGCTTCTAACGAAGCTGAATTGGCTTGGGCATTTCCGAGCGTAGATCCCGGCGCGAAACCGTTAGGCGCAAGAGTTTTGGTTCAGTTGCGTAGAGCCAAAAAAACTGCCACAGCGTCAGGAATTCTTTTGGTTCATGAAACGAAGGAAACCGAGAAGTGGAACAACATGGTGGCGAAGGTCATCTCGATTGGTCCGCTGGCATTCAAGAAGCGCGACACTATGGAACCGTGGCCGGAAGGCTCATGGTGCGCAGTGGGCGACTATCTGCGGGTTCCGAAGTGGGGTGGTGATCGATGGGAAGTCCCGGTTCCGGGCCAGCCTGATGAAGATCCTGCTCTTTTCATGATTCTCAACGATCACGAAGTTATCGCTACGGTAACGGGTGATCCTCTGGCGATGAGGGCATTTGTATGACACCGACTGACAAGATCGAACTGCAAGAAAAGGAAGAGGCTCCTCTGAAGTATGAGGAGGCTCAGGACGGAAGCCTTACCGTTGAAGGCATTCCGGACGAACCGGAGGCAAAAGATGAATCTGAAAAGCAAGCTGCAGAGCCTGATGCAAAGGCTGAAGGCAATGATCAGCCGGCAGAATCCGCCGACGCCGGAAACCAAGACGAAGATCACGAAGACGATACGGAAGCCATCCGTCAAGCGAAGCGTGACCGCCGGCGGGCGAAAAAGCAGTTCCAAAGAGAGCAGCAAAAGGAAAAAGATCTAAGATTCAATCAGTTACTGAGGCAAAATCAGGAACTGATGGAGCGGCTGAAGGCGGTTGAAAACAAGACTCACGGCTCCGAATTGGCCAGAATCGACAAGGCCATTGAGGATCAGGAGGTTCGGATCAACTACGCCAAGATGAAGATTTCCGAGGCCACCGAGAAGCAGGATGGCAACGCGATGACCGAGGCGCAGGATCTGCTTTATGAGGCTCGCCGCGCTCATGAGGCACTGAACAACCTGAAGAGGCAGGCTGCTTCCGCGGTTCCGAAGCGGTCTCCGACTCAAGGCCCAGATCCCATGATGCAGCGACATGCTGCGGCATGGATGGAAAGAAATTCGTGGTATGACCCCGGTAAAAACGATGAGGATTCGGCCATCGCCTTTGCGGTTGATGAGCGTCTCGCAAAGGAAGGTTGGGATCCTCGCTCCTCCGAGTATTGGGAAGAGCTTGACAGTCGCTTGCAAAAGAGATTGCCACATCGCTATACTGAGGACGAACAGGATGAGCCTGTTGTTAGAAAACCAAGGAGCGTTGTGACTAGTTCTGGCAGAGAAAATGTTTCGGCAAAAGGCGGGCGGAATACTTTCGTCCTAAGCCCGGATCAAGTTCGTGCCATGAAAGACGCTGGTATGTGGGAAGATCAAGCCCTTCGAGAGAAGATGATCCGCCGCTACGCCACCGAACAACGCAAACAAAGGAGCTAACAATGGACCAACGCCTGAAAAAATCTCTGAACGCCGGTGGCCGCGAAAATCGCGCAGTGCTTGATGAAAGTCGAGCCGCCCCCGAAGATTCATTTGTGTCATCTGAAGAACGTCGCAGGATGTGGAAGGATGAGTGGACACAAGAAGCATTGCCCAAAGTCCCAGAAATTCCGGGATGGCATCTTTGCTGGTTATCGACCACCAATGTGTACGACAGTATTGATAAGCGGATTCGGCTCGGCTATGTCCCTGTAAAAGCGGACGAAATGCCGGGATACGAAAATTACCGCGTAAAAGCTGGTGAGCATGTTGGCTTTATCGCATGTAACGAAATGCAACTGTACAAGCTCCCGATGGATATCTATCAGGATGTGATGGCACAGATGCACCATGAAGCCCCTCTTGAAGAAGCGAACAAAATTCGCGTTCAGGCTGAGGCAGTTCAGGGTCGTGATAGCTCAGGCAAACGTCTGGGTCAGGTCGAAGGTGAAGGGCTGGGCGAAATTGACAAACCGATACCTGCTCCCATTTTTCAGGGGTAAGTTTTGAACTACGCGCTCACATACTCAAAACTTATCGCAAAGGCTAAGGCTAGAGTTTGCGTAAATGGGTATGTTGAGCGCCATCACGTTCTTCCAAAGGCATTAGGCGGAACTGACGATAGT